TTCGATCTGGTACGGCAAGGCGACGAGCGCGCTTTCCAGCGGCGGCACGATCCGCGCGACGTTCGGCAGCGGCACATTGGTCGATGCCAGCGGATTGACGGCGCGTAAGTTTTCTATCGGGTCGGGCAATACAGTCGCTATCGAAGGCGCTCCCGGCACGTTAGTCAACAATACCGGCGCTGATCCCGCCTCACTAGATGTAACGACTGCGAACATCGAGACATTGCGCGTTCGCGGCATTGCCTCTCAAGTCGGCAATAATACCAATCTGACGCCGACGACGAACTTCACGGCATGGGCGAACGGAAATAGCGCGACCACCGGCACGACCGCCGAGATGTGCGCTCGCGCCGAGCATCGTATATTTACCGGCACGAACTCGGCATCCGATCCGACTTATGTCTCGGCGATCTATGCCAGCGCCTATGTCGCGTTCAAGGAAATGGGAGCGACTGCCGGGGCCGGATCGGCAACCGGCACAGGCGCGGCGAACAGCAACGCTGTCAAAGATGGCGTAGGTTCTGGATCAAGTAATGGCGCGGCAACCGGCGTCGGCAATGCAGCTATCCCCGCCAGCATTGTCATTTCGTGGACTGAAGTCGAAGGCGTTCAGGCCGATGCAGTAGCATCCGGAAGCGGCGTCGGTTCTGGCTCTGGCACTGGAACGGCGGCGGCGAACAGCGCGGCAATTGCGGCGAGTATCGGCGCTGGTTCGGCAATCGGCACCGGCAGCGGAAACGGTCGTTCAAACTTCAGTGCTCAAGGTGTTGGTTCTGCAACGGGTACGGGTAGCGCGAACTCCAATGCCAACGCTGTCAGCGTTGGTGCCGGTTCTGCCATCGGCACCGGCACAGCCAATGCCAACAGTAACGCGGCAAGTCTCGGTGCCGGATCAGCTACCAGTACGGGCGCGGCCAACAGTCTGTCCATCGCCGCGTCAGTTGGTGCCGGTTCAGGCACCGGCACGGCATCAGGATTGGCGTCAAGCGCGAGCGTCGGCGCAGGATCGGCGACAAGCACAGGCGCGGCGAACAGTCTTGCTATTGCTGCCTCAATCGGCGCTGGTTCGGGAAACGGTGCGGCAACAGGCAATGCCGCGCCGATTAATAGAATTTCCGTTTCATGGTTCGAAGTCGAAGGCGTTGAAGTCGATCTATCTGCCGGTGGCAATGTCGGCAGCGGATCAGGAACAAGCACCGGCTCGGCAAACAGCCTCGCGATCAAGACCGCCGTCGGTGCGGGATCATCGGTCGGCACCGCAGCCGCCAATTCGAACGCGAATGTCTCCGCTGCCGGTGCGGGCTCCGGTACCGGAACGGCGAACGCGAATTCCAACGCGAACCTTTCCAGCATTGGCGCTGGCACAGGCACAAGCGCGGGCGCGGCAAACGGTGCATCACTTGCTGGCAGCGTCGGTGCTGGCTCGGGAACAGGCGGTGCCAGCGGGCTATCGGCAGCGGGCGCGGTCGGCGCTGGTTCGTCGACCAGCACCGGCACGGGCAATGGTGCTTCTCTTGTCGGAAGTATCGGTGCCGGGTCTGCGAATGGCACGGCGGCGGCGAATAGCTCGGCTTTGGCCGGGAGCGTCGGCGCTGGCTCTGCTAACGGGACCGGCACTGGCATCGGGCAATGGCTGGCTGTCAGCGTCGGAGCTAGTTCTGGCAACGGCAGTGGTAGCGCGAATGCTCAAAGCCTGAATGCGAGCGTCGGTGCTGGCGCGGGCGTCGGAACAGCTGCCGCGAACAGTTCGACCATCGCGGCGGCGGTCGGCAGCGGCAGCGGTCGCGGCACAGGTGCCGCCGCCAGTTCATCGGCGTCGATAGGATCAGGGTCGGGGACCGGCACCGGCACAGGCGTTGCACCGGCAGTCACCGCGAGCGTCGGCAGCGGTGCAGGAACAGGGACGGGTGCGGCGCTCAGCCCGTCCGTCGCGGTTGGCGCGGGCTTGGGCAACGGCACAGGCGCGGCCAACAGTCTGACGCTTGCCGGGAGTATTGGTTCAGGGTCAGGCGCAGGGACCGGAAGCGCAGCCAGTTCGTCAGCGAGCATCGGCAGCGGTTATGGTACCGGCACGGCATCGGCAAATGCCAACGCGCTTGTGGATCGGACCGGCTCTGGCTCTGGCAACGGCACGGCGACCGGATTTGCTTCAGCGATTGCGGGCAGCGTCGGGTCAGGTTCAGGTGTCGGCACTGGATCCGGGGCGTATCTGCCGGTTTCCATCGGGGCCGGTTCAGCGACCGGAACGGCGACCGGCAATTCCAGAGCCATTGCTGCCACCACAGGCGCGGGCGCTGGCGCGGGAACGGCAACCGGCGCAGTGGTGGCGCTGGCCACGGCCAACGGCGCAGCGAGCGGCACGGGCAGGGCGAATGGTATAGGGCTAGGTGCCGGGGTTGGCACCGGCAGTGCGACCAGCAACGGCACTGCGCAGGCGAACGCGGCGATCATCTACGGCTGCTTCGGGAGCGGTGCCGGGATAGGTTACGGGACCGGCGCAGGGCATCAGATCGGTGAAAGCACTCGGCGGCGTCCCACAACCGGCGTTGATCCGGGGGTTTCCAATTCGGCGCGGGCCTCGCCCAATCCGGCAGTCGACAGGCGACCGGATACGCCATCAGAGGCTAGACCTGACATGCCCTCAGAGAAACGACGAAATGCGGCATGATCGATCTGCATGAGAAAGGCAAGGCCACGTTCGATTGGTGGCAGGATTGGCGCGGCGAATGCGCGGCCATCATCGGCGCGGGACCGTCCGTGAAAAAAGAGGACGTGGAAAAACTGAAGGATCGCATCCACGTCATCGCCATCAATGAAAGTCACCGGTTATGTCCGTGGGCGGAGATACTCTACTCATGCGATCTTCAGTGGTGGCGATTGCGTAACGGCGCGAAAGACTTCGCTGGCCTGAAGCTGACGCAGGACAAGGATGCCGCGCGCATGTTTCCGGACGTGAAGAAGATCACGGTGCAGACCTTGCACAGCCCGACCGTTCACTCCAATGACTTGCTGGTCGACACCCCCGGCGTTGTCGGCTCGGGCGGCAACGGTGGCTTCCAGATGACGAACCTATTGGTGCAGTTCGGCATAACCGGCATCATGCTGTTGGGCTTCGATATGCGAGCGATCGGGGGAAAGGTGCACTGGCACGGTAACCATCCGGAGCCGCTATGGAATCCGCAGGAAGGGAACTACCAACTCTGGCGCACTTGCTTTGCAGGCATCGCGCCCAAGCTTAAAGCACTGGACATAGACGTGGTGAACTGCTCCCCGGCTTCGACGCTGAATGCGTTTCCGAAGATTACCGTAGATGACGCTCTGAAAAGGTGGACGCTATGACGATACCGAATGCCAGCACGATCCGTCTGTTCGTGGGATGCAGCGCCAATGGCGAGGATGCCGAGGCGGCAGCGATGCTGGAATATACATTACGCAAACACGCCTCGCGTCAGGTGGAGCTCACATGGATGCGGCTGTCTCGAGATCCAACGTCACCGTGGTATTCCAATCCTGCCAAGAACGAAGGCTGGAATACGATCAGTTGGGCGACGCCATTCTCCGCGTTCCGTTGGGCTATTCCGTATATCTGCAATTTTTCCGGCAAGGCGATCTACATGGACGTGGATCAAGTCCTGATGGCTGACATTGCCGAGTTGTGGGATCAGCCTATGAACGGCAAGGCGCTTCTGGCAAAAGATGAAAAGACAACCTGCGTCATCCTGTTCGACTGTGAAAAAATGAAACAGGTTCTGCCACCGTTTGAGACTCTGCGGCGAACAGAGGGCATGTATCGGCAAGTCCGCGGAGCCGCCGCCAAGGTGACAGGTCGCTTCAAGAATAACTGGAACTGCCTCGATGGTGAGACTTACGCATCACTGACTGATCCCGATATCAAGATCATCCACTTCACCAAGGTTGAGACGCAGCCGCATCTGAAATATGCGCTGCCGCGTTTGCAGTTGAGCGGACAGAAGCACTGGAACCGGCAAGCCGCCGCTGGAATTCATAAGCGCCCTGACGTGCAGCCGTTCGTTGATAGTTTGTGGGCTGAAGCGCAGGCAGCGGGCTACACCGTCGAGAAATATCTTCCGTCTGTCGCGTTCGGTCCCTACAACGCTGTGCGGGGCGGGGCGCGAGCAGCATAAAGGAGAAATGCCCATGAAATCGTTTCTAGCAATGATTACGCCGGTCGGCGGCGTTAGCGGCGCTCACCCCGATCATGAGTTGCCGCAACCGCAACCACCAACCGGCGCACCGCCCAAGCCCGATCACACGCTTCCCGGCGATCTGCCGCACCCGGAGCATCCGATTTACTATCCGCTTCCTCCCGGTGCGCCGGTTGATCCGGACTACGGAGTTCCTGACACGCATCCAGATCAGGGCTTGCCGGTGCCGCCACCGACACCGACGCATCCCATCGTGCTGCCGCCTGACAGCGGCGGCTGGCAACCGGTCTATATTTGGGGGCCGACCGATCCGCGCCCGACGCCGCCGATTGTGCTGCCTATTCCACCGACCTCCCCGGATATGAAATGGGAAGTCAAAACGGCATGGACGGCAACGACCGGATGGATCGTCATCGCGGTCCCGAGCGGAGCGGTGCCGACGCCCTCGAAGAAAAGATAGATGGGTTACGGCGACGATATCATCGCAACAGGTCTCGCGCGGGGCGCTGCCTCGCGCGGGAAGCGAATAGCCTTCGGTGATGGACGCAGGATCACTTGGGGGCCGTGGTCGGCGGAAATGTTCAAGCATAATCCCAACATCGCGCCACCGGGATCAGAGTTCGATAACAACATAGAGTGGATCAATCATTGCAAAGGCCATCGCCTTTACAATCATCAGGAAGGCGACAAGTGGATTTGGCATTATGACTTCAAGGCGAAGCCGGGTGAATTCTATTTTTCTCCAGAGGAAATCAATTTCAGTAAGCTATTCGCTCCCGGCTTTGTGCTGATTGAGCCGAACGTGCCGTGGCAAAAGACCGTGGCACCCAACAAGGATTGGGGCGAGCATAAATACCGCGAGGTCGCGTACATGCTGACGCAGCGCGGTTATGCGGTCGCGCAATTCAGGCATATGAATTCCAGACGCATTCTGAAGGAAGCACTCACCATCGATGCTGGCGACTTCCGCAAGGCGATAGCGACGCTGTCACGCGCGGCGCTTTACATCGGACCGGAAGGTGGATTGCATCATGCGGCGGCGGCGGTCGGTGTTCCTGCGGTCGTGCTGTATGGCGGCTTCATCCCCCCGGCAGTGGTCGGGTATGAAGGTCAGACGGCTTTGACGGGCGGCGCGGAAGCCTGCGGTAATTTCAAGCCGTGTTTACATTGCCAAGCGGCGATGAGCAGGATCAGCGTTGGCGAAGTGATTGAACCGGCACTCGGATATTTGAAAGATGAAATGCGAAACGGCGGTACTGCAAGACAAGGGTGAGTTGTTTGAACTGATCGTGCTGTTTCAGCGCGAGAAAGTCCGCAGCTATCTGGAAATAGGATGCAAGTTCGGCGGTTCGCTCTGGCATATCGGGAAAAGTCTGCCGAAAGGCTCACGCATTGTCGGTGTCGATCTTCCGCGCGGGGATGGGTCATTCAAGGATAGCGAGCCGCATCTGAAGGAATCCGCCGCAGCCCTAATGGCCAAAGGATATGACGTCCACCTGTTTCTTGGCGACAGCACCGATCCAGAAATCATCAAGCAAGTCGAGCCGCTAGGGCCATTTGATGCCTGCCTCATCGACGGCAATCATACCGTGCCGTATATCGCCAAAGACTTTGAAAACTACGGACGAATGGCGCGGATCGTGGCATTGCACGACATCAACCACAGACGGCCTCATCCAGAAAAGAAACATATCGAGGTTTACAAGTTTTGGGACCAGATCAAGAAAGAATACCGGCACACTGAAATCATCCACGGTACACGTGAGGGCGATAAGCGCGATTGCGGGCTCGGTGTGCTGTGGCGCTAGATATCATCACTTGGATTTGGGGCACCAAATACACGACGCTGGATATCCGCAAGCTCTACAGCGGCGTCAAAAAGCATCTGAAGCAGCCGTTCACTTTCAACGTGTTCACGCAAGGACCGCTGGTCGGCCTACCGACTGAAATCGTGGTGCGGCCAATCGCCGATCCGGTGCTGACGCAGCGGCATTGCTTCTGCCGGTTACGGCAATTCCATCCACGCTGGCAGGAAGCCAATGGTTTTCGTGGCAGGATCATTAGCCTCGATCTGGATGCGGTGATTACGGGGCCGCTCGATCCGCTGTTCGACAGGCCGGAAGACTTCCTGATCCTGCAAGGTGTGAATTCTAATAATCCTAACCCGTTCAACGGCAGCGTAACGATGCTGCGGGCGGGGAAGCATCCTGAAGTGTGGGATGACTTCTCGGTGGAGAAGGCGCGCAAGACGCCATTCTATGAATTCCCCGACGATCAGGGATGGATATGGCACAAGCTGCCGAACGCTTCCGGCTGGAAGGGCGGTAGCCCGAGCGGCATCTATGCTTTCCAGAAACCGGGATGGCCTGCCGGTTTGGTTTTCCCGACTGACGCGCGCATTGTCGCATTCATCGGTGCGAAAAAGCCATCGATGTATCGGCACCTAGGATGGGTGCAGCGGCATTGGAGAGAGCATTGATTGATATTAAAAAAACCGTGCTGTTCATTCCTCCGGGGTTGAAGAAATTCAAGCTGGATCTGTTCGAACGCATAGGCGGCAAAATAGGAAAAGTGATCCGCTATGATCCAACGCAACTGGACAAGCTCGCACCCGACACCATTCCCATCGTTGGTTGTATGCCCTTCCTGCGGCCTTGGTATGAAAAATGGATCAAGAACAAGCGCGACTTCATCTATTGGGACCGTGGTTACTTGCGGCGCGTGTTCGCGACTTGGCTTCCAAAAGGAAGCGACATGGGAATTCCCGGCGGCTACTACCGCTGGCACCTGAATGCGTTTCAAATGAAATCGGTCGATGACGTTCCCGATGATCGCTGGAAAAGCCTGAAGCTGAACGGTTCACTTAAGCCGTGGAATAAGAGCGGCTCGCATATCATCGTTGCTGATACGCTGCCGGATTACTGGAATTTGTTCTGTGACAAGAACTGGTGCCAGAACACGATCAATGAACTGAAGAAGCACACCGATCGGAAGATCATCCTGCGCAGCAAGGAATCAAAAGTGCCGCTGCATGAAGAACTGAAAAACGCGCATTGCCTCGTGACGCATGGCAGCGTTGCTGCGGTCGAGGCCGTGGTGTTCGGTTGCCCGGTTTTCGTCGATGACATTTCGGCGGCGAAGTTCATGGGGCAAACGGATTTCTCAAAGGTAGAAAGTCCTATCTACCCGGAGCGGGATAAGTGGTTGCATTCACTCGCCTATTGCCAGTTCAATGAGACCGAACTGGTCGACGGGACGCTGTGGAGAATGCTCAAATGAGGGGCGGGCAACTCGATAGACGGATCACAATTCAACGGCACACCATCACGCAATCGCCGTCCGGTGAACCCATCGAGACGTGGGTGACGTTATCGACGCGACCGGCGCGCATGATGCCGCTGCAAGGTGATGAACGGTTTGTGTCCGATCAATTGGTGGCCCGCGCACAGGTGGAGTTCACCGTTCGCTGGTCCGCTGCAATCGCTGATGTGACGCCGCTGGATCGCATCGTCTATCCGACGCAGGGCAACTCTCCTGATACGATCATTGGCGCAAAGGTTTACGATATCATCCTCGTAGAAGAAGTGGGCCGCAGAAGCGGATTACGCCTGCTCGCCGCCGTCCGGCAGGATGATTTGCATTGATGTGGAGGGATTGACGTGACGCTGGTCGATGTGCGCTTCGGGCTGGTCGAGCTATTAACTTCCAATGCCAGCATCAATGCCATCATCAATGGCCGCGTCTTTCCTGTGATGATGCGGCAAGGGGAGACACGCGACAGCATCGTTTATAACCGCATATCGGAATTTGAATCCCTCACGATGGTCCAGCCATCCGGTCTGGTGTCCACGCGCTTTCAATTCGATGTATGGTCAAAGTCAGCGGATAGCGCGCAAGTTCTGGCCGATCTTGTGAAGGAATGCTTCGGCGGCTACCGGGGGCGCATAGATTTCGATCCACCGGCACCGCTCAACTTCGTGATCGTGCAACTGATAGAATTGGTAAACGGGCGCGATGACTTTGATAATACGACAGGGATGCATCGCATGAGCCGGGACTATTCCGTCTGGTACGAGGACCGCAATGCCTAAGCAGATGGTTCGGGTCGAGGGTCTATCGGAGCTTGAGGAAACCCTCAGGGAATTACCCAAGGCGACCGGTAAAGCCTGTATTCGTCGCGCCTTGATTGCGGCGGCGGGACCGATTGTCAGCGTTGCCAGTGATTTGATCCGGGTGCGGCGCGTCCCCAATCCAATATCGGTTTCTAAGATCAAGTTCACCAGCGGCAAGGGCAGCGCAGGCAAGCAGGCGTTTGCGGAAGCGATGGCCAGCGGCGCGACCAAGGCAGAGGCGGGAGCGGCGGCGCGCTCAGCGAACAAGGCCGCGAAGGAGAGCGGCGAGGGCGGCGATGTGACGGCTGGCGTGATGGCCGTTGGGCCGACCAAGCGCGCGTTCTACGGATTTGAATTCGGCACGATCCATCAGGCACCACACCCGTTCATGCGTCCATCGTGGGACACCAATAAGATGAACGCTCTGCAAATCATACAGGAAGAACTGAAGGCGCAGATAGAAGCGGCGAGGATTCGATTGGTGAAGAAGCAACTGCGTCTGCTTGCTCTGATGAACAAGTAACTCAACATAGGAGAGAGAGCTATGGTCGCTACGCGGGCTATCATTGGTTACGGCACCACCGTTGATGTTGGCGACGGGAGTTCGCCGGGGGTATGGACTCGGTTGCAGGAAGTCACCGAAGTAACGCCGCCCAACATGGAAGTCGATGACGTCGAGGCAACGCACTTCACGTCAGACAACCGGACACGCGAATATATTTCCGGGCTGATCGAGGGTGGTGAGGCCGCAGTCGGCATGAACCGCATCCCCGGCAGCGCCACGGAAATATTGCTGATGGGTTTGCAGACTTCAGGCACGAAGGTGGCGGTGCTCATCACTTGGCCGAACGGAACGACTTGGCAATTCCTAGGTCTGGTCAAGGGCTATGAGACAGAGTCGCCCATCGATGACCGCATGACCGCGACCTGCACGTTCAAGGTCGGTGGCGCGCAGACCATCACGATAGCCTCGCCGCCTCCGGGGTGATCCGTTAATGGTCACCACGCTCGCCAAGATCGGTTACGGGACGCTGTTTCAAACGGGAGACAGCAACAGTCCCATTGGCTGGTCCACATTGGCGGAGGTCACGGCCCTCACCTTGCCGCCATTGACGCGCGACGCGGTCGACGCTGGCCACGAATGCGCGCCCAATGAATGGCGGGAGGTCGTGCTTGGCCTCAATAATAGCGGTGAGATCGCGGTAGACCTAAACTTCCGCACGGATACATACGCGTTGCTTCTGGCGGAATTTGACACGACAACATTGAAGCCTCGTCGTATCGTGTTTCCCGGTGGATCTAGTTTCGTTTTCAACGCCTATCTGATCGGGCTGGATGCTCCCATCACGGTCGGAGACAAGATGGCGGCGCAGGCGAAATTCAGGGCGTCAGGAGAACCCGGCGCATTTACCATCGTGTGATGACGGAGAGGCCAAATGAGTAATCCCGTAAAAGGTGAAGTGCACTTTGACGCGCGCGGGCAGGCGTGGACGTTCAAGTTGGGGACGAACGCGCAGGTCTTGATCGAGAGCAAGGCCGGTATGCCCATGCCGCAGTTCATCAAGCGTTTCGATAACCTCGGCGCTAGTGAAATCCGCATGATCTTTTGGGCCGGTCTGCAGCGTCAGCATCCCGAAGTCACGGAAGATGATGTGGGGGATATGATCGATGAACTCGGTGCCGACAGAGTAGCGGATATTTTCAAGGAGGCATTCGAGTCTGCGGTCGTCAAGAAGGATAACGGTGCTGCGCCCGCACACCCTCAGAAGCCAGCGAAAGCACGGATTGGGATGACCTCCTGAAGAAGTGGCTGATGTTCGGCTACGATCACGACGCCTTTTGGGATCAGACGCCGCACACGCTTTCGCTGACGTTCGAAGCCTACAATGATCTGCAAATAGACCGGCATAATGCGCGGGCGTGGTTGGCATGGCACGTTGCCGGTCTGCAACGTACCAGCCGGTTTCCTCCGCTCAAGAAGATGCTGCAAACTAAGCGGAAGCCGGTGGCGCTGGAAGATCAATTGGAGGGATTGAAACATTGGGTACAGGCGGCAGGCGGGAAGATCATCTACAAACAATGAGCATGACAAATGGCTGATGGCCTCATAGGCGCATTACGGGTTCTGCTCGGCGTCGACACGGCGGCGTTCTCTGCTGGCTTGGATGGCGCGGAAGGCCAAGTCAAAAAGTTCGCCAACAGTTTGTCAGACGGACTCGGTAAGGCATCGCTCGCGGCTGGCGCGGCCATTGCCGCGATGGCGACCGGCATCAGCGTCGCCGTCAAGAGCTCCATCAATGAGATGGATAATCTGAGCAAGCTGTCTCAGAAAATAGGCGTTCCCATTGAGAAGCTATCGGCCCTGAAGCTGGCGGCGGATTTATCTGACGTCAGTGTCGAGGCGCTCGGCAAGTCCATGTCGAAAATGTCCTCGGCCATGGTCGCCGCCGCAGCGGGCGGCACCGGACCGGCGGCGTCGGCATTTCAGGCTCTTGGCATTTCGATGAAGACGCTCAAGAGCAATGATCCTAGCGCGGTGATGGAGGTCATCGGGCAGCGATTTTCCCAGATGCAGGACGGCGCGACCAAGACCGCGCTGGCGAACGCGATCTTCGGCCAGCGGATGGGCCGTGAACTGATCCCGCTTCTCAATCAGGGCGCGGATGGATTGAAGCGGGCGCGCGAGGAAGCGGAAGCATTCGGCCTTGTGGTTTCGGAAAAGACCGGGCGGCAGGCGGAGGACTTCAACGATAACCTGAAACGCATGGGAGCGATGGTGCAAGGCGTCGGCAACGTCATGGCGGAAAAGTTATTGCCGATCCTTGTCGAACTCACAAACAGGTTCGTGGCATGGGCAAAGGAAAACGATGTTGTGCGGGTGGCGGCTGATGCTCTGCTAAGAGTGATTGCTCTCGTTGCAGACAACATGGTGTTTCTCGGCAAGGTGATTGCCGTCTTTATTGCAGTCAAGCTGGCGCTGTTCTTTGTCCAATTGGCGCTTCAAATTTATGAATTTTCCAAAGCGCTCTATGCCGCCGCGACGGCTGGCGCGGTTCTCAATACGGTCTTGAGCAAAAACGTTGTTGTCACCGTTGTCACCATGACGGCGGCACTTTTATATGCTTCCGGAGCCTTAGACGGCTTCATGGATAAGATGAAGGAGTTTGCCGCCAAAGCTGGCGTCATGCTTCCTAACATTGATATTGGCGGAAAAATATCTGCTGGTCTTGCAGCGATCGGCTTTAACGTGAGGGCATTAGGTGGAAACCTCGACGGCCTCAAGGCGCACGGTGATGAAGCAGGTAAAGCACTCAGTACTATAAAGCCGCCACCCGCCTTCGATCCTAGTTCATCAGCGAACGCCACTAAGTTTGCCGATGAAATCAAGAAGATCGAACTGCGGGCGCGTGAAGTGCGCGGTGCGTTCGATCAACTGGCACCGGGATTTATCCAAGCCGCCACCAGCCTCAAGCTCATCAAGGAAACCGGTGACGGCTTTACCGGCACACTGGCCACGCTCACTCCGCAACAGATGCAGTTAAACCAAGCCTTGTGGGGAATGGAGGCAGCGAAGATAGCGGCGGCGAACCTGACGCCGTGGCAGGAATATGAAAAACAGATGGTCAAGCTGAATGAAATGCATAAGGCATTGAAACTCAGCACTGAAGAATTCGAACAGGCTGGCGCTAAAGCGGCGGCGACGATGATCGAGACCTACGGCAAGGCTATCGGGGATATGTTGGGAAGTTTTTCCGATCTGGCAAAAACGCTCGGCAAGGGCAACAAGGAAATGTTCATTGTCGGAAAGGCGCTGGCTATTTCACAGGCCATCATCAACGTCCTCGTCGGTGTGACCAAGGCCATCGCTCAGGGCGGCGTATTGGGTATTGCAATGGGCGCGACGGTCTTGGCCGCAGGCATGGCGACGGTTGCCAAGATCATCGCGGAGAAACCGCCGACCGGCATGGCGCTCGGCGGCTCGATGCAAGTGAGCGGCGCTGGCGGCATCGACAGCCAGATGGTGCCGATCATGGCGACGCCGGGAGAGCGCGTGACGATTGATCAGAATAAATACGGGGATACTTCTCAATCAGCGCGGACGCTCACGATACAGGGCATCAAGCCGAAGGATTATTATACGGGCGATGTTCTGCGTGATTTTGTCGAGAACCTTAATCAAGCCATCGGTGATGGCCTCAAGATAAAAATGGCCTGACTCATGTCTGTCATCATCACGCGCAATCCGGTTCTGACCGCGCTTTCTGGCGATGAAGCGGGGCTGTCCCTCGATCATCCGATCATCGGCTGGCATAACATCATCACGCCATCCACCATCGCGGCTAGTAGCAGCAATTCAAATTTTCCCGCGAGCAACATGGCAAATCCCGCAACGCATCTGACGTGGAAATGCGGCACGTCAGCCGCATCCTATCAATACGTCACGATAGGCTCGGGCGGTGAGCCCATCGATTATGTGGCAATTGCCAAACATAATCTCGGATCACAGGCCATTCCGATAACGGTCGGATACTTCGATACCAATAGCCCGCCCGGTTGGCATGATCTGGTGGAAGAACATTTACTGGCTGATGATGGACCGGCGCTGTTTCGTTTTGCCGAGCAGATCGTCGGCGGCTTGAGCATGCGGCTCGGATTAAGCGCCAACATTCCGCAAATCGCCGTTGTCTATGCAGGTAAGCTTTTGGTGCTGCCGCGCAAGGTATATCAGGGCTTTACTCCTATTCCCTACGGCCTAGTAGCCAAGGTCACGAACGGCAGAAGTGAAGCGGGTAATTTTCTAGGCAGGATTGTGTTGCAGGAATTTGTCAGAGACACGATGCCGCTATCTCTGATAGGCCCGACTTATTTCCGCGATCACATCGCTGACTTTCTCATCGACAGTAAAGAAAATCCGTTTTTCATTGCATGGCGACCGCAAACTTATCCCGATGAAATCGGCTATTGTCACATGACGAATGATCCAACGCCGATCAATGAAGCTCCGCACGGTTTGATTGCGATGCAGCTTGAAATGACCGGGATCATTTAATGTCGCAGAAGATTTTGCAGTATGTCGAGATTGATACTGATGTTTGCAGCCTGACCTACGGGGTTGAGCCGTGTCAGGCGAAACTTGAAGCGGACCCGGTTTCCAATACCAAGCTGCTTATGCACTTGGACTTTTCAGCGTTCATGGACGCATCACCAGCGCAGCACGATCAGGCCACGGTTGTCGGCGGGGTTTCCATTTCAACGGCGCAATACAAGTTTTTCGGTGCGTCGGCGTTGTTCAACGGCACCACCGGTTATCTGCAATATCCCACGCACACTGATTGGGATTTCAGCGGCGACTTCACCATTGATTGCTGGATAAATGTTAACGCGCTTGCGCCCGTAGGAAGCGCAAGAGCCATCGTGACGCGGCATTCTGCCGATGTCACAAATTACTGGATACTTTATTACAATGAAAACGGGACGGTGGTTTTCAGTCAAGTTATCGGCGGTGTGCAGCAACCTATTACTATTGGGTCGTCAGCAAATCTTGTCGTTGGGACTTGGGCGCACATCGCCCTTGTCCGTTCCGGTGACACGCAAAGAATTTATGTCAATGGTGTCGGCGGAACGCCGGTCGCCACGGTCATCAATCCCGCGATAACCGGGGTACTGCAAATCGGCGTATGGGCTGACAGCAATTATTTTCTGAGTGCCTATCTTGACGAATTTCGTATCAGCAACGTTGCGCGGTGGACTGCCAATTTTACACCGCCAACTGCGCAATACCCGGCAGAGGATGCCAGCCTTTACAACAGATTGTTGTTGAACGGCGACGGCGCACAGGGCGGCGTCATCATAACCGACACATCACCGGGCGCGCACGGCGATGCCACGATACCAATTGCCGGTGCGATGACGGTGACTAGCCTTAAAAGGTTTGGTGACGGATCAATCTATTTTCCCGGCACCACATCCTATCTCACATTTCCAGACAGTGACGATTGGGATTTCGGTGCGGGTGATTTCACGATTGATTGGTGGGAATACCGGTTTGATACCACCGCCGCCGCCGCGATCATCCGCCGTGACGGCGCAACTACAGCGCCGCAAGCATTTCTGTTAGGCCACGCTTCCGCAGCCGGTCAACAGGAAGTCTATATGTCCAGCAATGGGTCGGGGTGGGATGTTTGGGCCACCGCCATTGGCGCGATTGACGTTGGCGCTTGGACGCATTGGGCGGTGGTCAGAAATCTTAATCAATTGTATGCGTTCAAGAATGGTGTGTTGACGGCCAGCACTACGTCATCACTTGCATTGTTTCCAAGTAGCGGCGCGCTGACGCTTGGCCGGTGGGTCAACAATTTGAATGCCTGCATTGACGCGCTGAGAATTTCCAAGGGCGTGGCGCGTTGGACTTCCGCATTTACGCCGCCAACTACTGCGGACAGATCACAGACCGGCACGAAGAAATGTTTCAACACGATTGCCACTTGTCAGGACCGCGCGCATCTGACGACTTCACCGGTCACGTTGCGCTTTGCGGTGCCGACAAATTATTTGCCGGACAACATCGAATGTATCCCCAACATCAAATCAATCGCGTTTGATCCGGCAGTTATTTCGCTTGGCAAAGACCTAGGCCAACGCGCCACGCTGACCGTCACGTTTGACGATCACAGGCATTCCGACACGGGCGCGGGCTTTGACAAATATTATGCCGAACGCGCCTATGATCCATATTCACAGGGAACGTTTTGGGGAAAATTCAGGGCGCGGCAACCGTTCATGCGCGGGCGTCCGATGCGCTGGATTGTCGGCAATACCGACCAGGCGTTGGCCGACATGGAAACGCGCCACTACATCATCGACAGCTTTTCCGGTCCCGACAATAATGGCGCGTTCAAGATTATCGCCAAGGATATGCTGAAGCTGGCTGACGGCGACCGCGCTTTGGCACCGGCAGTAAGTCAGGGTTACACGGTTGCCGATATGACGGCGGCACAAACGACGCTGACGCTATCGCCAACCGGCGCGGGTGCCGACTATCCAGCCACCGGCTACGTCGCCATCGGCGGTTCTGAAATTTGTAGCTTTTCGCATCAGGCGATAGAGGGCACCGACACTGACCCTTATACAAAACTACTGCTGCATTTTGAGGGACCGGATGGATTGCCAGCCGCCATTGATACGTCACCGGCAAATCACGGCGCTGGCACTGTTGGCGGCACAACCCAAATTGATACAGCCTTTAAGAAATTCGGCACGTCATCAATGTTGTTTGGCACGGGCGGCATAACATTTCCGAATCATGCGGATTGGGAAATGGGTTCCGCCGATTTTACGATTGAATGGTGGGAGCGCCGATCAGCGGTAACGTCAGGAGCGCCAGCGATTTCACGCGATGCGGCTGGCATCAATCAGGCATTTTTATTGGGGTACTCAAACGGAACGCAACTTACTGCCTACATGACTTCCGCCGCTGGTACTTGGAATATTGCAAACGCATTGGTCATCGGGGCGATTGAATTAAGTGTGTGGCACCATTGGGCAATCACTCGCTCCGGTTCGACGTTCAGAAGTTTTCGGGACGGAGTGCTGACCAACACTTGGTCATCGGCGGCAGCACTATTGGCGAGTAGCGCCGCACTTAGTGTGGGCAATTACGCTGGCACCATTTTGCCCGGCAACATGGACGAGATAAGAATATCAAAAGGCATTGCCCGCTGGACAGCCGCTTTCACACCGCCGACAGCGCCGTATGAAAGCGGCAGCACCATCGCATCCGATGTTCTGACCATAACGCGCGGGCAACTTAACACGGTTGCTTCCACGCACTCGGCGCAAGATCGTGTGCAGCTTTGTCTCCGCTATTCCGGGGTGTCGCCCGACCTTATCATTGCCGATCTGTTGCAGACCTATGCGGCGGTGGAATCGATTTATATTCCTGTCGATGATTGGGAAACTGAAATCCATTCGCATCTTAATCGCCTCTATACCGCAACGATTGCACAGCCTACGGCAGTCAATATTCTCATTTCAGAACTGATTGAACAGGCTGGCTTGGCGATGTGGTGGAATGACCGCGATCAGGAAATCGGCCTGATGGTTTTGCGCGGCATGGTATTCACTAATTATCTGTTCAATGAGGATAATATCATTCTTGACTCGCTTCAGGTTAATGATCAGCCGGACAAAAGAATTTCTCAGGTGCATACCTATTTCGGGCAAATCAATCCGCTCACGTCACTGACTGATAAGGCTAACTATCGAAGTTCATCAATTATTTCCGATGCACAGTCGGAAGCCGATTACGGATCACCAGCAATCAAGGAAATTTTTTCGCGCTGGATACCGCAGCTTGGCCGGTCAGTGGCAGATCGATTGGGCGGCATCCAGTTAGCGCGGTTTAAAGATGCGCCGCGCAAAATTGCCTTCAATTCTTTGCGCAACTCTACGACCAACGAAATTATTCTGGCCAACGGCTATCAGGTGCAATCATGGCCGTTGCAGGATGATACCGGCGAACAAGAACTGGTCAACGTGCAAGTCACCCGTATGCGTCCAAATCCAGATATTATCGAAATTGAAACAGAAGAAGTTTTAATGACCGTTGTTGCGGCGGAAGATTTGTCGGTCAGGAATATCATTGTCGATGCCAACAATTACAATCTGAATTTACGGGAGGCGCACGACCAGATTTATCCAGAACCGACCGCTGGCATTAAAATCATCATTACAGTTAACAGCGGCGTCAAACTCGGTGCAACGGCAGGAGCCACGCCTTCATTGACGATTGGCGACTGGCCGGTTGGCATTACTATTATTGTCCACATCATCGGTCGAATACAGGGCAAGGGCGGAAACGGAGATCAAACTGCTGGCACCGCCGTAAAAAATGGCGGCACCGCGATCTATACGCGATACCCAATAAACCTGTCATGCACCGGGCAGCTTTGGGGCGGCGGCGGCGGCGGCGGATGGGGCACGACCGGAGCGATTGTTGGAGGCTTTGGCGTCGGCCCCGCAGGGAGTGGTGGCGCTGGATTTGACTTCGGTCTCGGCGGCGCGGGATTTAATACCGGACCCAACGGCAACCCCGGCACGACAGAGGCGGGCGGTGCCAGCAACGGATGGGGCGGCGCGGGTGGCGGACCGGGAGCTGCGGGCGGCGCGGGATACCCCGGTGGTGGTGCTTCCACTCCCGGTGGCGCGGCAGGTAACGCAATCGACGGTTTGAGTTTTGTCAGCAAAGGCACATGGAACGCCGCCACAGGGATATTCACCGTCACCGGCACCGTGGCCGGAAGCATTTTAGGACCACAGATCAACTAAGGATGAAACCAGATGGCAACGCTGGCACGGTTTCAAGCGACGGCGACGGACGACGCCGGAAATATTCTAACATTGCCAGACGTGGAAGTACGGCTGGAAAGTACGGGCTTGCCCGCCAATATTTTTTCCGACAGGGCTGGCACGGTTGCTCTCGGCAATTCTTTCACAGGCGAAGCCGATGGATCGTTTGCATTTCACGTCGCAGGCGGCGCTTACAAGATCACGGTCACGAAAGGTGCCGTGCAACGTATCTGGCGCTACGTCGCCATCGGCACGATGGGCGAACTGGACAATATTTATACTGATGGCGTCGTAAGCAGCCTTGTCCCAACCGTCAATGATGGAGCGGCGCTCGGTTCGCCAACGAAATCATTTTCCGATCTTTATCTGGCGCTTGGCAGCGTCATCAATTGGGATAACGGCGATGTATTGCTGACGCATTCAGCCAACACGCTCACGCTTACATTGGGCAATTATGTCATCAGCGGCAACATTTCACTAACGGGCGGTTTCGCGGTTAACAGCGGTGCGATTACGGGTCGTATTGACCCTCGCCTATCGTCAGCGGCATCGGGTGATGTGTCGCCGGATATTTCCACGTCTGATTATTATGTCCGCACGGCGCTGGCGGCAGCTTGCGCCATCAATGCGCCGACCGGCACACCGCTCGGCGGCAACAAACTCATGTTTCGTTTCAAGGATAACGGCACAGCGCGGGCATTGAACTGGAACGCAATCTTTCGCGCCATCGCCACGGTCATTCCGACGACGACAGCGATAAATAAGATCACATATGTCGCCTGTATTTATAACGCCACCGATACAAAGTGGGACGTGGTCGCCGTGAACACGGAAGCCTGATGCTTATTCTGCCAAAAGTATCGCGTTCGCAATGGGCACCGTCACAGGGGACGGATAAGACGCGCTTTCGTCTGACGGCGCGGCTGAATGACGGCTTCATTAAATGGCGCGGCTGGTTCGATGATCGTGATGATGCCGATGCTTTTTTATGGGCGATGGCCATAGGATCGCTTCACTATGAACGCGATCTGTGGCGGCTCCCCACGCCAAATTGGCACCCGGATATTGGCGATGAGTTACGTTACGACTTTGCCACCGTCACGTTCATCACCAGCACGGGGACAACCTCTTACACCGTTCCGGCTGATTGGCCCGCTGACGCAAATTCCGTGGAGTGTATTGGCGGCGGCGGCGGCGGCACCGGCAATAACGGAACGCAACCGGGGTCGGGTGGCAGCGGCGGCGCATATTCCAAAGGAAATAATCTAGCGTTGACCCCCGCCGCGTCAGTGCAAGTTGCCATTGGCGTCGGCGGCACCGCGTCGACTTCCGGCACGTCGGGCAATGGCGGGCATACTTGGTTCAACGGCACGGCGCTTAATTCAGCAAGCGTCAGCGCGGAGCGCGGCAGCGGCACCACACCGGGCGGCACGGCGATTGGTGGCGCGGCGGCAAACGGGCTTCCGGCATCGGGCGGCACAAAATTTTCCGGTGGCAACGGTGGCACCAATGCGACCGGCGCGGGCGCGGGCGCGGGCGGCGGTGCCGGTGGTCCCAACGGCAATGGCGGCGCTGGCGGTGGGTCGGGCAGCGGCAATTTCAGCGGTGGCGGCGGCGGCGGCAACGGTGGCGGCAGTAGCGGAAGCAACGCCACAGGGGCGGGCGGCGGCACGGGCGGCAACAAATTCGGCGGCGGCGGTGGCGGCGCGGGCGGTCCTGCTAACACATCGGGAAGCCCCGGCGCGGGCGGCGGCGGTGGCGGCGGTGCCGGTGCCACTACAAACACGAATGCGCCCACCGGGGGTGCCGGTTCTATGGGTACGGAATTTGACGCCACGCACGGATCAGGCGGCGGCGGCGGTGCCGGTGGCAGCGGCACCACCGGGGTATTGGCCGGATGCAATGGCGGCGCATCGGTTGGCTACGGCGGCGCGGGCGGCGGCGGCGGCATACCGTTTGGCGGCGGCGCGGCATCAACCGGTGCTGTTGGTTTCCAAGGCATCATTGTTGTGACGTACACACCGAAAGGCGGATGGTGGTATTTCTTTAACTGAAGGGAGAACCCAAATGGCTGAATCACCGCAGAAGGCAACCGATCCGCGCGCAGCGCCAGTGGACTATTGCGAGAACTGTTTTTATTTCTGGTCATATTCCACGACCGATACGGAAGCGGGAATATGCCGACACGATCCGCCGCAGATTGCGAACAACGCGCTTGATGCCAAATCACCTGAATTTAATTTCGTTTCATGGTGGCCGGAAGTCGCTGGCAAGGAATGGTGCGGCCAGCATCGTAACTTGCAGACGGTTTCAGAACACGGGAGATAAATAGCCGTGACCTCATTTTCCTACGGAACGAAGTGGCCGATCTACGCGAAACAATGGGACGCGATGGAGGCCATTGACGACGATTGGATCGCAACGTTTCGTCAGCTAGGCGAACACGCGATCTCAAACAAGCAGCGATACCTCGGCGTCGAACTCGAAACGAACGTGCCGTGGATGATGATAGCTGCCATCCATCGACGCGAAAGCGATTGCGACTTCGACACCTATCTCGGAAACGGTGAGCCACTCGATGAAGTGACGACGCTGGTACCGGCGGGCAGAGGTCCGTTTGATAGTTGGGAGGAGGGTGCCATAGACGCGCTGACCTATGACGGATTGACTGAAGTCGTCGACTGGCGTCTTGAGAAAATGCTGTTTCATTTGGAAAAATACAACGGTACCGGCTATCACAATAAAGGTCTGCCTTCGCCGTATCTGTGGGCGGGCACGACCATTCAGCAACCCGGCAAATATGTCGCTGATGGAAAATTCGATGAAGATGCTTGGGATCAGCAACCGGGATGCTGCGGGGTTCTCTATGCCGTGCATCGGCTTAATCCGCCATCGCAGTATCAACGTGAGACAGCGGTCACTCCGTGGATCGCATGATGCCGCTGATAAGTGATGCCTATCGGGCAGAGCAACACTATCTGCACTTCGAGCATCCGAAGAAACACAAGTATGGTAGCGGCGGTCCGCAATGGGCTGACACCATCAGGCGTATTGCCATCACGCGCGACTGCTTCACGATTCTGGATTACGGCTGCGGCAAGGGATTGCTGGCAAAGCATTTAGGCGGCGGCATCACGGTCCAGTGCTATGACCCCGCAATCCCCGCGTTCTCCCGGTTGCCGATAGCGGCTGACATGGTCGTGTGCCTCGACGTGCTTGAGCATATCGAGCCGGACTACCTTGATAATGTTCTCGATCACCTTCGGTCATTGGCTGGCAAGTATATGTTCATCGCCATATCAAGAAAGGTGGCGGGCCGTTCATTGCGTGACGGACGCAACGCGCATTTGATTATCAAGGATGACCGATGGTGGCTGAAGAAATTCGAGGACAGAGGCTGTGTGCTAGAGTCTGTTTTTGCCAGCAAGCTACCGGAGTTTGTGGCGCTGTTTAGGTCGAGGCGATGATGGACAAGCCAAGCTACACGCAACCACCGTTGCAAGAGCCACGCGAATGGGGAGCCTTTCTTAATATCCTGCATGATGAAGGCGTCATGTCCTATCTGGAAATAGGCTCCATGTACGGGCGCTCGCTGTGGACCGTAGCCAAAACTCTGCCCAAGGGATCTCGTCTTGTCGCGATCGATAACATGGTTGACCGGCAAGACGCGCGCGATAGCCTAGAGCAATGCATCGCAGAACTTATCGCGCTCGGTTATGACGCGCATTTCATTTACGGTGACAGCATCGAACCGGAAATAATCCTCAGAGCGGCGGCGCTCGGTCCCTATGATGCGCTGTTCATCGACGGTAATCATTCGCCGGAATACGTCCTATCAGATTGGAAGAATTACGGGCCTATGGCGAAGGTCGTCGGCTTCCACGATATCGCTTGGAATAACACATGGGTCAGTGCGCGAAACAATACGCCGCCAGCCGATGGTTCCACGATGGGCGCTCCGGAAATCTGGAAAGCGGTAAAACGAAACCGCCGCTATAAGGAATTCAAATTGTATGCTCCCGGCAATTATTACGGCATCGGTGTCATATGGAATGAATGACGCCAGCGCCGCTCCCTAGTGGCAAGGGGACGGGAAACGGGTGGCAGAGTGATCTGCCGCCCGTTTTTATTTTGATGAAGTCGGAGAAGGGTAGGTGTTTGCAATACCTGAAGGTGGGTATCCTACTTGGCCTTATGCTTATCCCTCACGGGCCTTCTCCAATAAAGTCCCTGCACCGGGTGTGTGGCGATTCGGTAGCCTTTGGAGGCGTCTAGAATCCCCGGTGCAGGGTAGTGAGGTTATATCTACCTCACTATCTCAGCGCCATATTACTGGCGATCCATAACGGAAAAAAGATCAATGCGAATACATAACTGACGCCAAGCCACAAGGCCGTAAAGGCGGCGGCGGTTCGCAAATCCCTCATTATTTTAGCGCGCATTAGAAAATAAACCTTTCGGATATTTGGCAAGGCGTCGATCAGCCCAATCGGTCATGGTCCACGCGGTATACATCCACATGGCTGAGCGGTAGGCGGCGTCTTGCGGCTGGAATTTGAATGTCGTCAGCATGTAGAAGCAAAGACCGGCCCCGGTGAGATAGCAGAGGCCAAATCCGAAAATGAACGCCAGCACCGTTCGATCTTTCATCGGCTTGAACATGATTGTTCACACAAACATGAAGATCAGCACACCTATGACTCCAGCCAACGTACAGGCCAGCATTATGAACGGACCACTGTATTCATCTTGAGTTTGCACGGGATGCCCCCTGTTAAATTACCCGGCGCGGATGCCACACACCGCGCCGGGTATTGCCTTTATGCCGCCTGCGGTTCAGCAGACTGCTGTTTCTTGCGACGACGCAACAGAGCGCCGAGGCCAGCAAGCCCGCCACCAAACATCCACACCGCCGCAGGAAGCGGAGTTGCCTCCACGCCTGAAACGGTGATGCCGCTATTCGCCTGACCAAGCCCATCCGTGAGGATGGTGTAGTGCGCGGTCAGTGAATAAGGTCCGTCGCCAACATCGAATTGGTCGTTGAAGTTGGAGGCGAACACGGTGGGGATGACGCCGCCGACAAAGGTGTCGGTGGCGAGTTGCGTTCCTGCGAACATCTGATTGGTCGTGCTCACGAGACTTTCGAGCGTGACCGACCATCCATTCGACAGGGCGACGTTGGTGAAGCCAGAGAAGAAATCGACCAGTTGAATTGGGCTGGTGAGATCATTCGCTGTGATCCACACTTGCAAGGTGTGCGCAGTTGTAGTCGTGGTTTGCACATCAAGCGTATTACTCGTCAACAGGATCGGAGCAGACGTAGTGGGTGTCGTGCTGCCGGTGATGTTGACGATATTGAAGTTACCAAATGAAGCATTGGTAGCGTTGAAGGTCGATTGACCCGGCGCTCCCAAGAACGTTTGGGTAAACGCACCACTATCCTGATCAAGCATCAGGTTCATGGTGCCAGCCATCGCGCTGACCGACATGGCCAGCAAGGTGGCAGTAGCAAGTAACAGCTTTCTCATATTGCCTCTCTTTCTAGCTAGAAAGCACCCGGTGTTCTTCCCACCCGCACCGGATAACGGGCTTTGGACACCTTATGATGCGAGCGGTGCATCAACAGGTGTGGAAACTTGCTTCTGCTTGCGCCGACGACGCGCGAGTACGCCGAGGCCAGCTAAGCCGCTGCCAAACAGCCATACGGCTGCTGGAATCGGCGTGACGATTTCCTGATTCGGAATCAAGAAGAATGAGTCCGGACCATCGCTCGCATTGCTGATGCGAGCGAAGAAGATCAACTGATCGCCAAGGACGAAGTCCGTGCCGAAGTTGAGGTCGAAGCCTTCCAAGATGAAGTCAGGAAAGCCGGTCCCGTTGTTCTGCGAGCCAATGTCTGCTGGCCCTTGAAACGATGCCAAGACCTTATGCTGCGTCAGGTTCAGGAGATAAAAACTTTCCAGAACCTGCGGTGTTTTACCGGCGTCGTTCACGTCGATGCCGACCTGAAAGGTCAGATTGACGCTGCCGTGAGCGGCGATGTAGTCGCGTAAGAATGAGCCATCATAGCCGATGCCGACCGTGTCTGCTCCGGGGTTGCCGCCTCCCGCCACATTGGTCGAGAAGTACAGAATGTCACTCATCGAGCCAGTGTTGTGGAAGTTGGTGTAGCCGAAGTCCGCTTGTTGCTGCGGCTGATTATCACCGCAGATAATGCACTGAATGTTCAGTGGTTGATTGCCGCTTGGCACTGTCGGAGACAGTGTCAATACGGTGCCAGTAGAGGTCCAGTTCTGACCGCCAAGCGTGACGGCCTGACCTGTCCCGCAACTCAAGAGCATGGCCATGCCCGTGAGCAGTCCGAGTTTCTTCATAGGGAGAATTCTCCTATTGTTGCCACGGGGACATAATGCCCCATTATTCGGCAGGTGTCATTTTACTTTTGGGCTTGGTCGAATAACGCGGCAATGCGTTGTTGCCACGGGATAAATTGCGGAGGGTCCACATCGAAATCCGCAATGGTCGGCCACATGGTCATGCTTTCGGCTCTCAGCATTCCATCATCGGTGCCGCCACCCGCCATCAGTGACGGGTAGAATACGGTAGGCCCACGAGCGGCCATTTCTGGCAGGACGGGCCTGCCGCTGTGATGGGCAGCGTTGCCGTTGGCGTCAGGGATTGGCTTCGGCAACTTGAGACTGTTCTGCTTGCCCCACGTCGCGGGGCGGCTGACGACCGCTGCCGCGACGGAACGCGCGTGAGTGCTGCGCACGTTGACGTTATCCCAACACCGATTTGCTGTGTGCCAGTAGAGCCACTGGCCGGGATATTTCACCCTCGCCTGCTCGCGCGTCAGACAGGTTTCATTGACGTCCGCGCCGAAGGCATAGTCTATGGCGACCCACAGGAGAAATAAAAGACCCAAGCCGACTAACAGCACCATGATGATGACCGGCGGGGTGAACGCTCCGCTGTAGTTTTTCATGGACTATTCCTCCGGAAACGTGAAGTCAGGGTCTTTGCCGGGATAGATGATGTTCGGATCACGTTCTGATTTACCTTCATGCATCATACGGTTTTGTTCATTGCCGCGTACTGCCCGGAAATAATCCCTGATAAAATTCATCGTCGGGATTTTCATATTTTTATTTGGCAGTTTGTCGAGCGCCCCCATAACCTTGACTAATGCGCGGGTTTCCTTATCGGCCAACCCGCGCCGGATCAGTTTCGCTTCTTCGCGATCCTCAACCTCTATGGTCGCTCTCATTAATTCCCCCGTTCATGGCGTCAGCCAGCATGGCGAACATATTCGCGAGCGTGGCTTCCAGCTTGGCCGCGCGTGTTACCGCTTCATCGCGCTCACGCTGATGGCGCGCGAGGCGACCCTCCATTTCCAGTTCCTTGCTCTTGAAACCGGACTCAAGCATGTTGGTCAGACTGTTGAGCGAGTTAAGCTGGACGCTCATTTCCTCAATCTTCAGGTTGGCCTGATGCAGCTTGCGCTCGAGGTCATCACGTTCAGCCAACACCGTCTGGTACGTTGCCAATCCGGCTTCGACTTGTTTCTGGCGATGTTCAGGCAATGTCGGCTCCGCTATTTCAGGAGTGCCATTACCGCGCACGATTGATTTCGCGATAGGCGCTTTCCTCGGAATGGTGGCAGTCGGAATTTCATGTGTCATCTTATCCCCCTGTTCGTATCAAAGAAAAAGCAATCATCGCCAGCGTGGCCGCTGTGAAACACGCCAGCACGGCAACGACGCAGCTTGCCATTATCAGGTTACGCTCGTACCTCCGGTTTTCATCCCATTGCCGGTCAATGGCCAGCGGCGTTTCATCCGGTGGCGGCGGCATACCGCGCGACAGCCGCTCCGGTGTCCGCGTATAGGGCGGCGGATCAGTTTCAGAAAATGGTTCTGCCAGCGGCGGGCGCTCAGCCATTATGTTAGGTGGCGGCGGCGGCATCCGTGTTTCTTGCGATTCTGTCATAGACGCTCCAATGTGTTGCACTCTCGGTTAATACCCTCAGCAATTCAGCCTCACTCCTTTGATCTAAACAGCGGGCCGCTATGCCGCGCATCAGGGCATCAGCGTATTGCCCCAACAGCCAGCACAGCGCCTCTCTGCCTGCATCCGTCAGCATCGTGCCATTGGGCGCTCCCAACTGTGACCGCGCGAGCGGCTCATAGCGCACAAGCTTGCGCGCCACGAGCGACTCGCGTGTTTGATTTTCAATGGGCTGGTCCACGAACGGACGCAGGCCGTCGACGTGATCGACTAGAAAATCCCGCTGCAATTTACTTAGCTTTCTGATCATGTCCTCGAATGACGGTTGCATCATTAGGAAATCTCCTGATGTGTTTGGTACGGCGCGGCTTGAAAGCAGCCTTGGGTTTGCGGTTGCTGGCGACGCGCTTGAGGTAGCGATGCTGCGATACGTCACTGCGGAGAGCGCCGTCGCCACGGACATAGGTCTTGATCCTGTGATCTTCGGCGATGCGATAAATTAGAAAGTTCGGATCATTTGCGGGCGGAATGTATCCGCCGATCTGGCCATCCCGTCGCATGATTTTGGTACGGTTTTCCAGCGCCGGGTCATGATCAAGATGGACCTTGGCCGTACCGAACAAGAATATAAGGCAAGAGCGCAGGCGCAGGTTCGCTGGCAGCTTAGGGTCAGGACGAAACCCCTTGGCGTCAGCCTGCCGCTCAGCGACCAGAGCGCGCACACTATAGGGAATGTAGGGGCGATATGCTCTCATGCCGTATCCTTCAGCTTGCGGATGGCGGCGGCGATCGCTTCCGGCGAAGGTGGTCTGTCATCCCATTCACGCCATCGTTCAGCAACTTCCGCACAGCGTTCGATGGTCACCAGCCGGTCAGCTTTGACCAGTTTCAGCATTTGCGGTTCGATTATCGGATTATCGGTGCCCATAATGCTCTCCGGTCATGTGCGCCTATACTCGCGCGTTGGTCGGCTGTGGCTCTTAACATCAGTCGGTGAAATCCACTTTCCAGTCGGCGTGAACCAGCCGCGCTTGAGGGCCGCGTTCATCAGGCCACCCCACGCATTCGGATGCTTGGGAACGCCGACCTTGGGCGTGATGTTGATGCGAATGTCCTCGGCGGTGCCGACCCATCCGCGAAACAATTTCTCCATTTCTGCCAAGGCGGCAATCCGCCATGCCTCATTGTGATCGAGGACTTGCGCGATGCCTGCATCACGCGCCTCACGCGCCTTCGTGCTATCGCGCGGCGGCGGCGGCGCACTGAACAGATCATCACCGAAGGCAGCATCAGACATTCTTCCCATCGGGATTCCTCCACGGATTAAGTCCCAACTGCTCCAACTGCTCCAACTGCTCCATGATCTGCAATTCACTCGGTGCGATCAGTTCCTTCATGGCATCAAACCAATCGTGCATCATAGTCTCTCTTAACTCGGGGGCGTGACCGGCGACCCACAGCGATACGAGGTCTGCCAGCACCGCCCCCTGAATGTCGGGACCAAGACCGGCTAGCAATGGCTGTATTTCTCTGGATGTTTTCAATGCTCTCATGGCGGCATTTTTGGAATCAAGTGTTGGCCCCACGCTCGCCCTCCTTTTCCAATTCACTGCGCTTCACGCCGATCACTTCACTCAAGCAATCGAGAACCGCCTGCGAACTTTTCTGAAACGTATCCTTGTCCATGCGCCTCATGCTCTGGCTCTTGGCGGTGTAGACCTTCACCACGTCACCTTTGAGCGTGACCACGGCAAAGCTGTCCATCGGCTTGATGAAGCTGGCCACCTTCACCGCTTCGGCTTCGCTGCCGCAGGCTATGGCGCGTTCATCATGGTAGCCGGTCTTGATAAGCGCCCATCGGCGCAGATGATCCGGTGTCGGGTATGTCTCGGCTTTTGCTTCCGGCAACTGCATCCACGCCTCACGCACCGCAGCGAAGTATCTGCGATGCGCCGAGCCCGATCGTTCCTCGATGACTTCCAGCCGGTAGACTTTGCCGAGTTCGAACTGCTTGCGCGCCAGCGGTAAATGGCGCGGCAACGGATGCATGGCATAATCATCGTACCAACGGAAATACAGCGGGGCGTTCATTTTGACTTCACATGATGCAGCGCGGTCATGATCGCAACGATGCGTTCATCGCCCGCGCAATTCTTGATTTCATCATCGGTGGGATTGCGAAAGGTCAGGTCATCCTTGGCAACCATCAGGTGTCCGCAGGCTATGCAGATCGACACGTCCCCCGGCTTTAGCTTTGCATTTTCATTATCGATGGCAGACGCCATATCGCTGACAAAACCGCAGTTCGGACATTCAGCCGGGGGCATTTCTATTCCTTCAGACAGGAAATGCGGTTTCATGCAGCCACCGCTTCTTCAGGATACGGATACAGCGTGTTCAACTTGGCCATCACATCATCAAGCTCATAGAGAAATTGGATGACGTGCTTTTCCATATCCTCGATCATGTTCATGTCACGCCGCACACGCTTCACGAACAACTGCATCCGTGGTTCAAGCCGTGGATCAAAGGAAACGTAATCGCACCACAGCCGGTCGGCGCAGGCCATCTGCCATTGCATCTGTACGATGTATTTGTGATCTATCTTCTGTGTGAGCAGAGTTTCGATATGCGTGGCCGTATACGGACACTTGATTTCAATGAGGCCATCGTCACTGACCAGACCGTCAGGGCTGCATCCGCTCAGCGGGATTGTCGGATGGTTCACGAAGCCGACCTCCTTCACGTCCACGTCCAGCAACAGTGAATAGACGCGCCGCGCATCAGGCTCTTTTTCCAATCCCCAACGCATGGCGTCATTCACGTAGGAAGCGGCTGGCGTTTTGGTGAACCGCTCGGCCACCTTCTCCGCCATGTAGTTTGCACGGCTGGCCAACCAGTTACCGGTCGTAGAGCTTTTGGCCATGAGCGCGACGATGCCGGATGCAGTGACCCGACCGCAGCGATAGTCGAGCCATTCCTGCGACCCTTGAATGAGATCCTCACTTTGCATCGGTATTCTCCTTCAGCTTGGCCCGTGCCGCCTTCAGCTTCAGGAGCGCATTGGCTTCAGCCAAGCGAGCGACCGGCAAATCCTTCATGGATGGAATGTTCATGGATTCGCAGAACCGGCGCTTATCGGCCCCGACTTCATCAGCCAGCGCGATCAGTTCTTCCAGTTGCTTCTGGTCGATGACTTCAACGCCATCAGTGTCGCGTTCTTCCGGCGCTTCACTTATCAGATTGAGCAACTGCACGGTGTTGTAGCGTTTACCGTAACTCGTAGAACTGCCGTATCCCTGCACGTTGTTCTTGGAGCCGCTGGTTTCCAACGGCAGCGGGATGACGCTTTCTCTCTGATGCCCCTTGTCGTGCATGAGCGTCGACCTGACGATCACGCGCCCATCGGCTGATGCTTCATTGCTATGCAAAAGTGCGAAGTGATGCTCCTGTAAAATCGGCTTGACGGTTTTCCAGATCACGTTGTAGGTCGCATAGGGCGTCGCCTGCATGATGCGTCCGGTGCGCTCGCCGCCAACCTTTTCACGTATCTCGATACGGCCCGTGGCGTCGATGACGGGGAGCTCACCGGACATTTTGATGTAATCGGCTGTGAAGGCCATGCGGGCTTCTTCAGCCATTATTTCCTTTTGCATATCGAGCAGGGCGCGCATCTTGTCCGGCATCACGGCTGGATCAGCCGCAGCGTGGGCGATGATGCTGAGAATGTTCGTGGGATGCTCGCGCACCGCGACTGATTTGGCGCGCGGTATCTTCACCACGCGAGCGGTTCTTGTCGCCATTGGATTCTCCATTTCTTGAATGACGTAACCACGGGCATAATAGCCTATGGCAGCGAGACTTCTAGCGGAAATATTGCCTCGTCAACAGGGCGCAGGCGCGGTCAATGGTGCGGTCAATGTGACGGAGAAAGGTTAACGGCGGGTAGCGCCACACCGCGCAGAAGTAAATCACGTAAACAATGCAGGCTACCGCGTATATCCAACCCTCATTCAATATCACTGCCTGCCCAAGTGCATCATGAAGTTCATGCCGTTCTTTTTGATGTTAGTGATTTTCTTGCATTCTTCGCAAGTGCCGGTTTCGTAGAAAATGTCCGGCGTGTCCATCGTCTGCTTGGCACCGCAATGCTCGCAGTTGAATTGCTGGTAGATGTGAACGTGCGGAGAAGCCTTCATCTTGGCGTCGGCATCAGCCACGACCTTGTCCCACGGAAAGACCCTCATGACCGCAGCCCTTTCTCTATCTGAAGGATTTTACGCTCGATCACCTCAGTACGCGCGGCCAAACGCTGTATATCACCGGCAATGGTCTGCGCGGCGGCGCGTACCTTATCGATCTCTGACATGAGGCGGCTGGCGTCTGCGCCCTTTTCCTTGACCTGTCCATTGATCAGACGGGCCTCGGATATCAGCGCGGCGATTTCAGGATTGACCCCAAGCGGGCCGAAGTTTTCTTCGCGGATTTGCTTGACCCATTCCGGCATAACACCGAGGTCTTTTGCCACCGCAGTATCAGACCATGATGCCGAGTAGCCGGTCTGCTCATCCACGTAGACGTCATTTAACTTAGCGAAGATGATGCGGCGATCTTCCTTGGTCAGTTCACGCGCCTTGCCTTCATCCGCGACAACATGCAATTGCGGCTTTGGTCGCTCGGCGGCATAGCATTCAGGACAACGATGGTCCTTAATGCGGTTGCCTATGAGCCAGCCGGACTGCTCGAACTTACGAGTGGCGATACGGTTCTGCTGATCTTCCTTCTGGCCGTGCGCCAGTTGGTTCATTGGTATCTTGTGAACTTTTCCGCACTTACCGCAATCGATGCGTAGGCCGCGCGATGGCTTACCGCCGTACTCAACTTGGCATGGTTCGAATAGCTGCGTTGCTGACATAGCACTGCTCCAATTTTGATGAAGTTACAGTGCGGACATAATACCCCCACGTCCAAATATCGCCAGCACAGATTTTACTCGGCTGTGAAAAAGCCGGGGCAGCGATGATGCCCCGGCTCTCAACGTAACGCCTTATGCGGCGTCGCGCTTGATCTCTGCCAACAGAGACTTCGCCTTACGGACGACGTACTCAAAGTCGTCGCAAAGATCATTCATACGCGCCCTCGCACTGAGCGAGCGCGTCGCCGTGGCGGCGATACGCAGTGCCGCTGCCTCATTGCTCAGCATCGTGGCAGCGTGTTGCGTTGTCGCCATAGCACCATTATTTAGATGGACCTTAGCTTCTGGATTGCTGTCCAGCTCATAGTGGCCGTCGCGATCAACCAGCAAGGCAAAGAGCCGGTTCTTGTCTCTACGGCCAGCCATCCCGCGCTTGATATGCGGGACGCTCCATCCATACTCCGCCGAGTTGCGGCGCAAATGCGTGAGTGCGTTGCTCACGTCACCAATGCTTATGTGCCACCGCTTGGCGGAGTTAATCTTCTTCATCAACTCATAATAACTCGTGGCAGGCAGCGCATCGAACATCGCTTCAATGATCTGGTCCCGCCACGTTTGGATTTTATCAGGCATACAATGCCCTCCGTTATGCTCAAGCGACCGCATGTAAATGCGAGCGCTTATTAGTCTGGTTGCGATTGAGCTTCGCAGCCAGCTTCCGGAAGTTTTCAGCGATTTCCAGAAGTTCTTCGACGCTGCCGGTGATGAACGCCTTCGACAGGTCATCAATGTGCGGGCTGATTTCCTTATCCATGCGCTTGACTAATGCCAGCGCCTCCGAACTGTCAGCCATGAACTTAGACTTGATCACCAACAGCGGAGTATCTTCCGGCTTCGGTGCGATACGTTTAGACGGATCGCGTTGCGGCGCGCCCTTCAGTTTACGAGCGCGTTCGCGATTACGTTCGGCGGCTTTTCTGTCACCCTTGGCCTCAGCGCGAACAGCCGCTTTTTCGGCTCTGATCGAAAGACCCTTACGCTTGGCGCGGTGATCCGCATCCATGCCGTTCATCACTTGCTGGACAAACCGCTTGGAGACACCCTTACGGCCCTGCGCTTTAGCGGCGGCAATTACCGCCTGAAGGACCTCAGACGATCCAGCGACGTAGTGAGCGGTCCACGATACAGCGTAAACCCGGTTTACGGGATTGAATGCCAGAGCAGTCCCACGGAGCATCCCCATATACTGCGGGGTATATTGAGGGTATCCGTGCTCACTCAGTTCTTCGGAAACCTCCGCCAGCTTCGCGTCTCTGCCGCCGATCTCAATCAGGTAGTCGCCCATATCCCAAAGTGCGCTCTCACCTTTCTTGGCGATGGCCAGCGCCCTAGGGTGCTTGAGTTCGTTGCTCATTGCGTCAGTCCCTTTCCGATTTGTTGAATAGGGCAGCATACCCCCGGCGATGGAGCGCGCCATCAGTTTATTTGCTCGATGTTACGTGATTCGCGGATAGTCGCTCGCTCGTGTGCGTCAGCACCACTGACCGACTTTCCACTGAATTGTGCACAGCGCGCACAGGTGATTTTGTTTCCGGCAACTCTGCGCGTACCGTGCACAGTCCCGATTTCCCGTTCAGCGTTTTACCGGACAACTGATCGCTCCAATGGAGGGGGCCAACCTATGTCTATACGCGCAATGACATGGGCCTTTGACGCCGTGGTCGGTGAACCAAAGGCCAAGATCGTGCTGATCGCTCTGGCAGATAGTGCCGACGATGAAACCGGACGGTGCTGGCCGTCACTCGGTAACATTGGCAGGCGGTGCGAATTATCCGAATCGTCCGTTAAGCGGGCGATCCGGTATTTGGTGGCGAGCAATTTCCTGAAGCGTGAGGATCGCTACCGGGATAACGGCAGTCAGGCGTCCAGCATGTTCACGGTGTTGGTAGGAGGGGGGGTGTCTTCTAATGGACACCCCGGGGGGGGTCTAATAGACCCCCGGGTCACTACAGACCCCCCCGGGGGGTCACTGCTGACCCCCCTTGAACCCTCAATAGAACCCTCAGTTAGTAATAGTAGGAGGGGGGCGGCACCAAAAACTGTTTTGCCGTCCGGTTGGTCGGTTTCCCCTGAACTCATGAGTTACGGTAAATCGCGCGGCCTGACCGAGCAGCAAGTCCTTGATGCTGCTGAAACGCTGAAGAGTTGGGCCGATGAAAACTCCGACAGGCCGATAGGTCGTAAGCGCAACTGGTCCCGTGCGTTCGAGGGCTGGCTGCGCCGTGAAGCAGAACGCGCCAGATCAAATGGAGCCAACTATGGACAAGGAAGACCAAGAGCATTTCAGGACGATAGCCGCAGCGTCAGCCGTGCCGCTGCGCGCCTCGCAGAAGCCGCCAGCCGTGGAGAGTTCAGCTTCGGGCCGGTCCCCACAGGACGACCTTCAGAAAGCGAAACAGATTTTCTCCTGTTACCGAAAAGATGAGGTTCACGATCCTGAAATGTATGCTGCCGCTGTGGCGGCAGTGCTGTCCCGGTACCCGCCGTTTGTTACCGACTATGTTGCTGATCCGCGCGTAGGCATCGCCAGCAGGTCCAAGTTTCTGCCATCGGTTGCCGAGATATGCGAAGCATGTGAGATAAGGGCGGGGGAGCATCAGCAGTCCATCGAGCGCGAGCGTCGTATCAGGAAGCAGTTCGCGGAACGTGAGGCTGACGGTCCCCCAACAGAAAGGCTGAAAGCTATGGGCCGCGCATGGCTTGACAGAACCGATACTCAGGCGCGGCAATTATCAGGGGAGACTTCGAATGGGAAAGCGGCCAAGAAAATCTACACCGAAGCCGAAAAAGCAGCGTTCATCGAAAGCGCCAAGAAAGCCGGTCAAGAAATCAGCGGATTGACCTTGCGTCCGGAGACAATTGCGACATTGGCTCCGAAGCCTGAATAGGTTAGGTTCCTCCCGGCTCCTGAGTTTCAGGGAACGTCGTGGTCAGTAGACATGGGTGCGACGGTGATTTTTCAGGAGCCACAGTGCGGGCCGTGTGTTGACTCCATTTCGCACGGCCCGCCATTGCCTTAGAAGGAGAACGGCTTGGCGAAAGCGACGGCTGCGGTTTCCAAAACCGCTTGGCCTGCCGAAGTGGTCGAGAAATGGGCGCTTGAAAAGATCAAGCCATACGACCGCAATGCCCGCGAGCATCCAGACGTACAGGTGGAATTACTCTCCAAGCTGATGCTCAAGCATGGCGTCGACCAGCCCATCGTGGTCGATGAGGATGGCGTCATCCTCAAGGGTCACGGCAGGCGATTGGCGGCACTCAAGGCAGGCTTCACGGAATTCCCCGTGGTCGTTCACCGGGGTCTGTCCGAGGCTGACAAGCGCGGGCTGCGGATATCCGATAACAAGGTTGCCTTGCTCGCTGGTTGGGATGAGGCGCTGCTCCGTCTGGAAATAGACGATCTGAAACTCAACGGCTTCGATATCCCCGACCTCGGATTTGACGACAAGGAATTGATGCTGCTCAACCCCGGCGGTTTCCTAGCGGATATCATCGGCGCTGACGTGAAGGAAAGCAGTGCGGTGGTGCCGGGGGCGCGCGGGGTGTCCTTGAAATTTGATATGATGCCAGCCGACCGGGACAAGGTGATCGCATGGCTGGCCACCGAGCGCGATAACCGGAAATTGCGCACCACAGCCGAGGCACTGATTGCAATAGCCGACGAGTACGGGAGGAAGGCTTGAAGGACGCGACCATCATGGACCTGAAGCATGGCCTCATGGCCGACTTCAGCGACGAGGAATTTCCCTGCGCGGTGTACGGCGTCATCGGCTCTGATATTGCCGGAATGTCGGTCGGCGCTATGGGGACCGCCTACGGCTTTGTCATGAGCGGACAGATCGAAGTGGTCGGTGCCGGACACGGCGGCTCGTTCGTCACGCCCGTTCGCCAGTATGAATACTTCTCCGCGCCGGGAAAGAACGGCATCAAGATTTTCGCCAGCAAGGACGCGATGGCGTTCTTCGTCTACCGCTTGGGATTTATGGGCCTGCGCCACTTGGGCGGTCCCGTAGAAGACGTGGGCCGGTTGCGGTACATCGACGGATGTAGTGACACCTTACTCATCGCGCCGCCGCTCAAGGGCGATCCGTGTTTCAACCTGTTGCACTTTCCGCAAGGCATCACGCAAACCAAGCATACGCATCCGACCGTGCGGGCCGGACTGATCCACGGTGGTCGCGGAAAATGCATCACGGCTGACAGCACCGAGGATCTCACTCCCGGTCGCGTGTTCATCCTAGCGCCCGATGCGATCCATGCCTTCGTGACGGACGGCAGCGGCATGGACCTAACTGTGTTTCATCCGGACACCGACTTCGGCCCGACGCACGAGAACCATCCCATGCTGAATAGAACAATCGTCGAGGGCGTCAGCGCCAAGGACATTGATGAAATCCGGACCAAGGAAATCCGGCAGTAGGCATGAAGGAAACAGTTACCGTAACCGATGAGGGCTTTTCCGGCGACGATCTGGTTGCTCCGGATATCGATCGCGCGTCGCTCTCCACCGGAAAGATCGCCAAGAAAAAAGCCATCGACAAGAACGTACTTGATCTGGCGCGCGAGCGCGTGGACGAGGCGTTCAAATTGTTCGACACGGTGGCGGTGTCCTTCAGCGGCGGCAAGGACTCGACGGTCTGTCTCCATCTGGCTCTGGATGCGGCGCAGGCCAGAGGCAAGAACCTCATCGTGTTTCACTACGACGAGGAAGCCATCCCATACGAAACAGAGGATTACGTTCGCCGGGTCGCCGCCATGCCGGGGCTCGAGTTGCGCTGGTACTGTCTGCCGATCCAGCACCGCAACGCCTGCACCCGCAAGCAGCCCTATTGGTATCCGTGGGCTCCGGAGGACGAGGCTAAGTGGGTTCGTCCGTTACCGCCCGAGGCCATCACGTTCGATCAGGTCGAGGGCTTCCCCGCTGAACGAGAGAAGCGCCCGACCATGCCGGACAGTGTCCCGCTTCTGTTTGAAAAACTTCAGTACGGCAGGACCGCGATGGTCATGGGCATTCGCGCTGACGAGAGCCTGACGCGGACGCGCGCCATCCTCATGCGCCACTCCGATACGCGACCATATATCCGCCCGTGGGCGGAGAATCTGGTCAAGGTCTATCCGATCTACGATTGGTCGACGGCTGACGTCTGGACCGCGCCTAAGCTGTTCGGTTGGGATCACAACGCGGCCTATGACGTGATGGAAGCGGCGGGCATCAGCCATAACGATCAACGCTGCGCGCCGCCCTACGGCGAGGAACCGATGCGCGGACTGTGGACGTTCGCCATCTGCTTCCCCGAGATTTGGGACAAGATGAGCAACCGCGTCCCCGGCGCGGCCACCGCAGCGCGGTATTCGCAGACCGAGCTCTACGCCTACGGCGGCGTCCCCGATAAACCGGCTGGCATGTCGTGGCCAGCGTTCATCCGGCAGTGGATCGAGAAGCACCCGCAACCGTATCGCGGAGAGATTGCCGCTCGGGTGAAACGCTGGATCGACGGCCACCATGATAAGACCAAAGACTTCATCGCGCCGCGCGCCCCGCATCCGATCACCGGGATCTCATGGCAATTCCTTCTGGTCATCGCCATGCGCGGCGACTACAAGGACCGCAAGCAACCGGGAATGCACGGCCTGACCGTGGCCAAGGCGCGCGAGCGGTACGAGAAGGAAATGGCAGTGACGCCGGTATCGGAGTTGGTGGCATGACTGATAGACCTACTTACATCGTGCACTTACGACCGGGGCCTAATGTCGACGGCATCCACGCCCTGCGCGCCGGACTGAAGACGCTGCTCCGTCGCCACCGGCTGCACTGCATCTACGTTTCGGAGGTACCCGATGGACAGAACTCAGCCCGTGTCATCCGTAGAATGGACCGATCCAAAAACGCTCCGCGCAAATTTCTACAATCCAAATCACGTAGCGCCGCCTGAACTGGAATTGCTCAAGCTGTCGATCTTGGAGGATGGCTGGACGCAACCAATCGTGGCGCGCGAAGATGGCGAGATTGTCGATGGCTATCATCGCTTCTATCTGGCCACCCATGACCGGGAAGTGGCGGCGCTCACCAAAGGAATGGTGCCGGTGGTTCGCCTCACTCCGCGCAGTAACGCCGATCAGATGATGAGCACCATCCGGCATAATCGCGCACGGGGAACGCACGGTGTCCTCAAAATGGCGGATATCGTCCGTAGGCTGTCAGTTGAATTCAAGCTGCCGGAATCCGAAATCATGAAGCGGCTTGGCATGGAGGACGAGGAAGTGGAACGGTTGCTCGACACGGGCGGGATGCTGAAGCGCGGCAGCGCCGAGGGTTTCGCAAACGGTTGGGTACCGAGTGAATTGGAGAAATGACAATGTACCCGAAGAAGCAAGTGCAAGACCTTGATGACATCATCGAGCAGCCGACCGATGCCGACCTCGAACAGGCGGCGGATGCCGATGCCTGCACCAACCGGGCGGCACCGTCCAAGGCCGACGCCCCGGTCGGAAGCGGCTGTTAGACAGGCATTTTTTAGACGTGAAAACCCCTGTCCGACAGGGGTCACAGGACGGGCTTTTCGGGGGCCTAGAAATGGCCGCTCGGTGGCTTCCCGGTGGCGGGGGTAGGCCACCCTAGCGCCCCCATCCATACCCCCACGGAAAACCCGGTTTCTGGCCAGTCGTATAGGGTGTCCCCGGATAGCCCTATCCCACAGGTCCCCGGCAGAGCGGTCTCGCCGGGGGGCCGGTCAGGCACAAAAAAATCCGCCGCACGGGCGCGCGGCCCATGCGGCGGAGTTTGGGTAGTCGGGGTTACTCGGTTTTGTATGCGGCGTCCTCACCGCGCCCGTCAATCACGATCTTCAGCTTGTGGATTTTCTCAGCCACGTCCGTGACGAAGCGGTTCACGCGCTTCACCGGGTTCGGGCAGCTTCCCCACTTGGCCGCGTCGATGATCGCCTTGGCCGTGGTGCCTTTCTTCAGCATGGCGAGAACCGCGCTGGTGATTTCCGGGGTGAACGCGCCCTTGCGTCCGGTGCCGTTTGCTTTCGCCTTGCCGTTCGTCTTTGCCGCCTTGGCGGTCTTTGCCTTCGCACTCATGTCACTCTCCATTTTTTCAGGGTTTGCATCTGCCCGCAGAAACATTTTGTCGTTTCGTGCGGGATCGACTTTCATGGACCGCCGGTATTGATCCGGCAGTTTCTCCATCCCGCTCTTTTCACGCAGACCGTTGATGCGGGCGAACTCCGCGGTCTGTTTCTCTTCAAGCAATGCCAGCGCGGCTTTGCGTTTATCCGCCTTCTCGGCGTGACGCCTTGCCAGCATGGCATTGCCTTCTTGCGTGGACATGCCCTTGGGGATACGCGGGTCACGCCGCTCATCCTGTGTCATGCGCGCCGCTGCGATCTTTTCCTCCACCTTCGCCTTGGCGGCGGGGTCGAGGGACGGCGGGGTGCAGATACGGCATAGGGCCTTCGGTACGCCACCCTCGGCGCTGTGATCGAGGGTGCACTGTGGCTTTGCATGGGCCACGAGTTTGTCGGCAATCACCTTGCCGGTAGATTTTTTCTTAGTCTCAGGTTTTGCTTTCATCAAGTTTCTCCATTTGCGCGCCCTAGGGCGCGACACTTATGTCGCATATTGATCGCCGCCTGTAAAATCAGGCAAGCGGCGGGTCATCTATTTGCTGATACACAAAGGCACCGGCAGCGGTGAGCCAGCCGATGGCGGCTAGGTCGGGCTGGTTGCCGGTGATCCACCAGAGCAGACACGCGGCCACCATCATGAGTACGCCGACATAGGCAGCGCGAACTGCCTGCACGATCAGTACGCCCCACCACGGCAGCAAAATCCGCCGTGGTTCGGTTTGCTTTTTCATGTTGTCACCATGAAGCGCGGTAGTAGACGGTGCGGCTTTCTTTCAGTTGCTGCACGGCCTCGATGTCGACCTTCTGGATCGCCATGCCGCCGCCAATCGGCACCGCCGGCTCACTCAGCGGATTGAACACCGCTACACCTTCCAGCCACTTGATGGCCTTCAGGAAAATATCGATGCTCTCTTCATCCTCACTGCCGTCGCTTGAGCCGAAGAAGAAGCCGGTGGTTTCCGGCAACGCCTTGTCCTGTATCGCGGCGACGATCTGGATCATGTTCTCGGCGGTCAGCGGAATGTCTTGGCAGAGATCCTTACCGCCAGCGAAATGCTGCACGATGTAGCCGTGCAGGTTCGGATGCTTGCGCCAGTAGCCAAGTTCTATTTCAACTTCGCGAAGCCGGTAGCCGTCGCGTCTTTCCTCTTTCCAGAGAAACGCGCGGCCATTCAGATACATATCGAGTCCCATGTTCAGTCTCCATTTTTACAGGGATCGTTGACGCAGGCCCGGTGCGTCGCCGGTAGTCTCGTAGTTCACGTCCCGGTTTGTGAAGCCAACGGGAAACCGGAACGTGGGGTCTTTCACCGCGTACAGATGATACTTGTTCGACGTATCAACCAAGCGGCTCTCGGCGGGATAGAGTTCGATGGCTTCGCACTCAGGCCCGATGAGTTCGTTTTTGATCTGCTGGAAATGTCGCCAGTCTCGCATGATCGGTCCACCATCGCGGCGGCGGATATTGATATGAAAGACGTTGTCTCCGCAGTCGCGTAACTGCACCTGATAGATATCATTGCGCCAATAGGTACAGCCCTCATCATATTTTTCCAGCGCGGCAATCGCTTCTTCACGCGTTGAATTATAGAAGCGCATGTGTTCGGCGATGACCGGCTCAGGTTGTGGCCCGTACACGAATGCCTCGCGCAGCGGTTGCCATTTGTAGCGCGGTTGCTTGAGCAGGCCGGTCATGGCGTCACCTTCACATGCTTAGGCAACACCACGACTTCTTCCTCACCGCGCCCGTTGAAGAACGCGAGAACGTGCCGCTTCTCGACGGTGGCATCGATCACGGTTGGCTTATCGGTTTTCATTGCCAGCCGGTGCGCGAACCAGACCGCCCGTTCCTTGTCGCGTGTCCACGACAGGCCGATGCGGTTGTGTCTTGGGTTCTTGATGCCCCGGTGGATCGTCACCGTATCCGGCATACAGTTGTAGACGGTGCGCTCATTGGCATCCATCGTCAGGCGCGGATCAGGCATCTTGGTCCAGATGTGAATCCACGTCTTTTTATGCTGCCAGATATTCTCGCTATCGACCCACACGTTGGCCACGAGCGATGGATCATCGCAGCCAAGATGCATCGCCTTGAGCAAGGCGGGCACTCGGTAGGGCCGCTCATGCACGAACACATAAGTGGTCCACTTTTTATTATCCAACGCGCGCTGCCGTTCCTCAACCTTGGCGGCATAGCGGGCGTTGACCAGCCCGCACCGATCCGGGTCATAGAACAGTTCAATAATCAGCGGGTGGTGGATGACCTGCCCAAGTCCGCGCAGGCTATCGTTCACGTAGGGGCGGAGTTC